GGGAGGGGGGGTGTAGGGGGAGGGGATCTTAACCTCGGTTAACTCTTGAGGGTTGCAGGGGTGTGTGGTCCTGTGCTAGGGTGGATCCGTGACTTGGACATGCAGAGACTGCGAGAAAATCATCATCGGCCACAAGCCTGAGCACTGCCCTGAGTGCCACGAGACGTTCGGGGGTACCCACACCGGTGACCTGCACCGTGGGGGCCAGCACGGTGTGGCCGTGGGCCCTAACCGCCGTAGGTTCCTGACACCTGACCAGATGAGGGCCAAGAGCCTGGTGCAGAACTCGAAGGGCTACTGGATCAGGAGGGCTGAGCTCCCAGATAGCCTCAGAAGCTAGCACGTTTGAGATTAGACGGCCTAGCAGACCTTCCCCGGTAGTCTTGTACCCCCTCAGGTCTGCTAGGCCCTCAGATTCGAGAAACTGAGGGGTTGCACATCGCGGGGAGGTGTGCTAGCCTCGACACATCAAAACAACCCAGGAAGGACCACACATGATCGCCTACAGGATCCAGGACAGGAAGCGCGGGGTTGAGTACCTGCTCGACCCTGAGACTCAGTACAGCTGGCCGTCGGACGATGACGAGAGCAAGGTCAGGCACGGTGTGAGTGGCTGTGAGACCATCGCGGAGCTGGCTGCGTACTGGACCACACACTCGCCGGAGGCTTGGGACCCCGTGCTGGTGCGCGTTGAGGGCCCTGAGTCCGAGGACTGCCCCCTCGACTGGGAGTTCGGGGAGGTCCTGGTCCTGCCTGAGACTGCTGAGGTCATGGAGGACACCTGTGTGTGGTCCCTGATCAGCTACCTGGTCGACCTCTACGATGAGGACTACACCCTGACCTATGATCAGCTTGTGGAAAAGGCTGAGGAATGGCTCGAGAATAATCGCTGAAATTACCCCTAAAGGGGGTTGAAATAGCCCTAATAGTGCTCTAAGATAAGTCACATCAAAACAACCAGAAAGGCCTTAAAATGAACGTCAAGTGGCAAGATATCCACACCACATTGTATATGACCACGCAATTTGAGACTGATTTGGCAGGTCTTACTGAGGCCCTTTGTGCAGCATTAAGGTCAGAGGACCCTGATGAGCTCAGGGACGCTCTGGAGTGGTGGGTAGCTATTGCTCACTCCCACTGGACATTCGCTATTGGGGTGTCTGCTGAGGCAGGCCAGCTATGTAAGAAGCTCACGATGGGCAGCAAGGCCTCGTGGGATCGTGTATTGTCCCGTGTGCGCAGCTACGGTAAGGGCCTGGAGGGTATTGCTAAGGCCATGCGGTGTGAGCCCGCTCTGTTTGCTATCGCGTACCTCACTGCACGCATGCGTGATGACCTGATTGACCCGTCAGAGGTCGAGCTGATCCTGAACGAGTCGGGGTGGGTTAACTAAGGTTAACAGTTTCGGATCAGGGGTTGCGCTGGTCCACAGAGTACGCTAAGCTAGAGACATCAAAACAACGAGAAAGGATCAAAAATGCTTAAGTTCATCGCCTACATGGCCGGTATCATCGCTGCTGTCGCTGCTGCCCTCGGGCTGGGGGTGCTGATCACCTGGATGATCTTCTACGGTCTGTGGTATGTGGCACTCATCCTGCTGGCTATCGTCGGTGTGTGGTTGGGGTTCAAGTACGAGGCTAAGTACGGCTACAAGGACGAGTTCGGTGATTGGGGTGAGTTCTGATGTATGAGTTCGGTGATGTGCCTCGGATGATCCAGAGCATCAAGCCAGAGAGGGGCTGCATGTCGTCTGTGGTCTACTATAGCCCTGATGGGGTATGGTGGGTGGCCGGTAAGTATTACCCGGAGCCTGGTGGGGCGTATATACACCCTGTCATGAGGCTGCTGAATGAGATCGGGGGGTCACGACCGGGTATTGCATATGTAATTGATCATGTTTGCCCCACTTGTGAGGCTATTCTGAAGACTTTTCCACAGTTCGACAAGGTTATGGTTAGGAGCTACAGTGATCAATGAGATTGAGCTAGCCTACGAGATTGCCCAGCAATCCTCCCACCCTGAATGCAAGGTAGGTTGCTATTTCGTAAACACCTCTGGGGATTACCAGATATCCACACATAACGTAGAGCTAGGTGTTAAATTACACGACGTTGCACCCAACGGGCAGTGCCTTGAGTACATCCACGCGGAGGTGTGGGCCTCCCAACAGCTTATGGAGCTTCCCTATCGTCTTAGGGAGGGCCATATAGCTATGACCTACGAGCCTTGCGCACCTTGCGCTAGAGCGCTGCTTCTGGCGGGGTTCAGGGGGTCTCTGGAGTATGACAGGCCGTGGCTCGATCCAGCTCTGAAAACACCAGACTGGCGAGAGCATAAACAGGGTATAACCGTACTGCGTAATGCTTGTGTTGAGGTCATTAGATCTCGTCCTGAGTATGGTGCAAGGCACTATAATGACCTTAATTTCGGTGACTGGTATCCACAATGCATGGAAGTGCTTAATTGGGGCGAAATCAGGTATAGGGACCTTAATAAAAAGGCCTGTATGTTTATTTTAGACACCTTCAAAAGGCACTTAGGGCTGGGGTTCAGCGTAAGTAAGGAGGTCATTTACGGAGTGACCAATTACACATTGGCTAAGAATTTCAATAGGTCAATTAAGGACTTTATCGAATTGGCTAAATTGGGTAGCTCTTTTGTTAAGGAGCCTGCCTATATTATTGTCAAATGCGCATCGGAGGCTTACCGGCGTGTGGTGTGAGTACGACTACAACATATACAACTTGTCTAGACAGGAGGCTGAGCTAGTCACTGAGGGTCAGGAGTACCCCTACTGGTGCTATGGGTCACAGTCGATGCTGTTCACACATGCCCCGCTCTCCCAGACGCGCAGGGTGTCTGTGGACATGGCTCAGAAGGAGCTCTACTGGATGCTCACGGGGTCAGGGGCCACACGCGACGACAGGTCAGCTAAGGTCACTGAGGACGTGGAGCGCATGTGGTCTCCCTGGGCCGAGGATGAGCTAGGGCCTATGTACGGCGTCCAGTGGCGGTATGCTGGTCCTGGAGGCATGCACGACCAGGTAGCCAGTATCACGCAGCGCCTCATTGATCATCCGACCACTAAGCGCGCTGTGTGGACTACCTGGGCTCCGTACGAGGTAGACTCAATGAGGCTACCTCCATGCACGACCACGTGGTCATTCAACGTGATTGGGGGTAATGTCAACCTCGATATCTTCGCCAGGTCCACAGACGTCGTGTGCGGTATGCCCTATGATACTCTTGAAGGGTGGATGCTTATCCATCTTATGACTAACACACTGAGATTCCATGGGCATGATGTTAGGCCAGGTAAGCTTAGGTTCACCACTGCAAATGCTCACGTGTATTGCCAGAATCTTGACGTGTGGTGGGAAATGCTTCAACCTGTTAGGGTAGAAAGGGAGGTAGAGTTTATACCGTCCAAGCAGGGCGTGTTTAACTTCGAAGGTAAGGGATTTAAGGCGCTCAATTATAAGGCGCCTGTCTATTCAGCAAAGGTGGCAGTAGTTTAATGTTGGAGTTCATGTTTATCGGGGCACCATGGTGCTCACAGTGCCCCCAGGCCAAGGTGAATTTTGAAAGGGCCATTCATAAGTTCCAGGGTATCAAATGGGAATATGTCGATGTTGAGACTAACCCCGATATCGGATATAAGTTTGAGATAATGTCAGTACCTACCGTGATCGCCTTGCGTGACGGGGTGGAGGTAGCTAGGATGGGTACTGGGACCACACTCCAGTACAAGAAGATGATTGAAGGGTTGATTAACTAATGTTCGAGCCAGTCACTAAACCTCGAGACTATCAGCTGGCCGCGGTTAAGTGGCTGGCTAAAAAAGAGCACGGTATGCTCCTTATGGACACCCGTACAGGTAAGACCAAGACCACAATTGATTGGCTCAGCTGGCTGATGCACAACCGCGATGTCAGGTACATCGTTGTGGTATGCCCTAAGATAGCTATCGATGTGTGGGTCAGGGAACTACAGCAGCATTACTGGGGTCCTGAGGCTGACATAGTCTACGATGGGGCATATGAGGCCTCAGTTACCCCTAAGATAGTGCTAATCAACTACGATAAGTTCTCTAGGGGTTACCCTAAAGGACTATTCAAGGGTGCCGAATATCATGCCTCAGCTATCGTGCTGGACGAATCCCACCTTATCAAGACTCCGGCAAGCAAACGGTCTAGGCGTATCGTAGGGTTAGCTAAGTCAGCTAGGTATAGGGTATGCCTTACCGCTACCCCTGTGGGTAAGCGCAATATGGTAGGGGAGATTTACCCCCAGCTAGTGTTCTCTGACCCTTCTATTAGGGAAGAATTCCCCTCAGCTAAGTCATTCCGTGAATATTTCGGTGAATGGTCGAATTTTGGGGGATTCCCTAAGTATCTCGGTCCCCGTAATACCGAGGAATACCAAGCACTTATTAAAGCGCACTCCATAAGTATTAGCCGTGAGGACGCTATTGGCACTAAGGCTATAGATGAGGAAGTCCTGCCTGTATTCCTAGAGGATCCTCGTAAGGCCATCTACCAGGCTATGGTGAGGGATGAGCTAGACGTCCTGGAGGCTCAAGGCGAGTCTGGGGCTGACTCAGTGCTGGCCCTGTTCGCTAAGTGCCGTAGGCTAGCTGAGGGGCTCTCTACAGGTGAGGGCAGGCTAGTGTATAGTGGGCATAAGCTTGTGGCCCTGGATGCCCTCAGGGAGGCCTACAGAGGGCGTATAGTGGTAGCTAGTGAGCTACTTGACTCCATCACCGCTATAGAGCGCCACCTGGACCGCACCTACAGGCTGGACGGTAAGGTCAAGGACAAGACATCGGTCTTGGACGCCTGGAAAGCTTCTAAGGACGGCGTGCTGGTAGTCAACCCTCAGGTTGCTGCTACTGCTGTGGACATGAGGGAGGCTGAGGTACTGGTGTGGTACGGGCTGCCTACCTCGGCGTTGACCTACCGACAGATGTCTGATAGAGTAGCCCTAGCGGCTGATCCAAAGGTCATCGTGATGGTGACTCAGGACACCGTAGAGGACTCTCTATGGGCCTCCCTACAGGAGGCCACAGAGTTCCGCAAAGCCATAATGAACAACACACGTGACTATCTTCTAGGAGAGACTTATGCTAGTGAGTCCGTCTGACCGTCTGGTCATCGCAGCCACACCAGGTGTGGACCCCACGATCTTTGCTCGAGGTCTGGGGTACGCTCCAAGCGAGCTCATTGTGGACCCACACAACTCACACGGTGTGCTGACCCGCTCGTGGGTTGATGGCGATATCCACGACTATACGGGTATTAGTTCGGATATCCGTGAGGCAGCTAAGCCTAACGTGCCTCGAGCTAAGGGATTCAACCTTGCAGTGATCGCGTTCAATCTTGATGACCTGTTTTCTGACTGGGGTAAACAGCTGTGGGCCGGTGCAGACACTGGTTATTCTTGGGCCGAATTCCTAGTGCTGAGCATCGGGTACCGCTCGTGGGTAACTGAGTGTTCGAGGACCGCTAGCTGGAAACTGAATAAGTTCAGGACGGCCACGACTTTCACTATTGGCGAGGATAAGATAGAGTATAAGTCGACCACAGACGTCCGTACTGCGCATAAGCTAGCTAAAGAACTCACCAAATGTTATTTCTAGACATCGAGACTACAGGCCTTAACCCCCGAGCTAAGGGCGCCTCCGTGCTTATGGTGGGCATCCTCGGGGATAAGTCTGAGGATGCACCTCGGGTTTTCCACATGGCCTCCAAGCACCCTGAGACTTGGGTCGAGAGGCTGCGGAGGTTGTGTGGAAAACTACCCCCCGTGGTGGGACACAACATTAAATTCGATATAGTATACGCTAAGCGTTTCGGCGCTCATATTGAGGCAGCTGGAGACACTATGCTGGGTGCCCATATGGTGGATGAGAACCGCCCACTTGGGCTCAAGTCACTTATGTCTGACTTCATGGGTGGAGATTGGTCTTACGACGGTGTGTGGGATGACTCTGATCCTGAGGCTATGGCCGCCTACCTGAAGAAGGACCTCCTGGCCACACGTGAGCTTTATAGAATTAACAAAGGTAAACTCACACCTAACCAGAAAAAGCTCCTTCGCAAGGTTGTGGTCCCTGCTATCAATATGCTGGCTGAGTCTGAGGACTACGGCATACCTATTAGCCGTGATAAGCTTGCCATAGCTGAGCGTAAGTACACCTCTGAATTGGCTAAGATAGACGCCGAATTGCAGTCGGAAATACCTTCAGAAATACCCGAAGGTATGCAGGTCAAATGGGGTACTACTAACTTTCAGCGGTGGTTCCTGTACGACTATTTGGGAATCCCCAAAAAGGAGGTAGGAAAGCCTACTAAGGCATTTCCTAATGGCGCGCCTAGCCTTTCTAAAAAGGCCCTTGCGTATATGGATCACCCTATAGCTAAAACACTATTGGAAAGGTCACGCTTAAAGAAGAATATAGACGGTTTTATTACCCCTTATAAAGAGCAAATAGACGATAAAGGACGTCTATATACTTCATTCAAGTTGCACGGTACAGTCACGGGTAGGCTATCATCAGGAAAAGTGTGCGACGGAGTCGGAGTGAACCTCCAGCAGGTTCCGAAGGACCCCTACATAAGAGGTCTGGTAGCTGCCCCTGAGGGCTACAAGATCATTGAGGCTGACTACAGCCAGCTGGAGCTACGTGTTGCAGCTGTGGTCTCGCGTGACAAGAACATGCTTCAGCTGTATCGGGACGGAGGTGACATCCACTCACAGACCACACGTGCTATCGGGCTTGACCCAGACAATAGTTTCGACCGTAGGAAAGCGAAGATTGTTAACTTTGGTTTCCTGTACGGGATGTCGGCCAAGTCGTTCGTCCAGTTCGCTAAGGTTAGCTACGGTACGGACATCACGCTAGACGAGGCTGAGCAGTTCCGCGAGGACTTCTTCAGGCACTGGTCAGGACTGCGTCCTTGGCACACTAGGGCCAAAGCTAAGGCCCATCAGCTGGGGTACAGCGCCACGATGTTCGGACGTAGGCGACACCTACCTGGCCTGTACAGCGACGATGAGTATGAGGTAGCTGCGGCGGAGCGCCAGGCTGTCAATAGCCAGGTGCAGGGGACAGGTAGCGACGTCATGCTTAGAGCTGCCACACGTGTGTGGTCTAGCCTAGAGGGAGACAGTCACATACTAGGTCTCATTCATGACGCTGTGCTCGTGCTGGTGCCTGATGATCTAGCCGAGACCACAGCGTCCATGATTAAGGATATCATGGAGGAGCCCCTACCCCATTTTGACTGCCCGCTGGTAGCGGACGTAGAGGTGGGTACTTGCTGGGGACCCGAGATTGATGTATAGTAGGAGACATGCAGATAACCACAAGCCTGATCAAGAGCTGGCTGAATTGCCCCCTGGAGGCTTACTATGACCTCCAGGGCGTCACAGCTAAACCTCACCCTGGTAGCGCCCTAGACAGAGGTACCTATCTCCACGCGTGGCTTGAGACAGGTACTCCCCCTGAGCGTCCAGCTGACCTCATGGAGGAAGAGCATGAGATCTATGACGATCTGGACCGTGTGTACCGTGCCTACGAATACAGGTACCGCGATGAGCCCCTCAACGTCCTGGCGTGTGAGCTCGATTTGAGCAGGGGTATCCCAGGATGTAACCACGACTACCGTGGTAAGATCGATAAGGTAGTCGAGCTAGGAGGGCGTCTCTGGGTACTAGACCACAAAACACATCAGACTCTACCCACAGCTGAGTACCGCCAGCTCGATATCCAGTCTCATGCATACCTCTGGTTGCTCGAGGGCAACAAGAAGCGTCTTGGTTGGGACCTCCCCCTCGGAGGTATGATCTGGGACTACATCCAGCCGCAGAAGGTTGTGTGGCCCACACTCACGAGGACGGGTAAACTCAAGCTCACTAAGGGTAGCTCAGGTAGCACGTGCTACCGATCTATGGTAGACTGGATGCATGAGAACAGGGTCAGGATCTCCAGTAGTGACTGCGAGATCTTGATCAAGGAGGCTGAGTTGTTGAAGCGTCAACATTGTCCAGCTTTCACCCGTGTGCTGGTGCCGTTCAATAGGCAGGTGCATGAACGCCAGATAAAGAGTATACTAAGGTGGGCCCGCCAGATTGGGGAGGTAGACTGGTCCACACCACCAGAGGACAGAAATCCGTCAGTGTGCGGTAATTCGTACCTGTGCCGTATGGGAAAACTTGCAGCGGCAAGGGTCGAGTTCGGTACCGATGAGCAGTTCCTTCAATTCTTTGATAAGAGAGACCCTATGGAGAGGTACAAATGATCACACTAGTGTACGGCCAGCCTAAGACTGGCAAGACGACGTTCGCAGCCACGGTGCCTGGTGTGCGCGTCCTTGACCTTGAGGGAGGCACCCGTGCAGTACAGGCCGAGATCACACAGGTAGACACGTGGGAGGCCCTGGCCAAAGAGGTTCAGTCTATCGTAGCCAAGCCTCCCACAGCTGTGGCCCTGGACAGTATTACTGTAGCCCACGAGCTTGCGTTGAACTTCGTCTCTGGGCGTAAGCGTGGCGACCTTCTAACGGTGTCTAAGCCCGTCAGTCTGCCTCAATACGGCCAGGCCAACGAACTGATCAAGTCACTCATCCTTACTCTGCGTGGTCTTAACATACCTGTGGTACTCACGGGTCAGGCTAAGGTGACGTACGTCGACGAAGCCGACCCAGAGGATGCTGATGTGGCCCAGACTAAGGAAGTCACGTTGGCTCTCCCAGGCCAGGCCCGACAGTTTGCACTCATGTATGCGGACGTGATAGGGTATACAGAGTCAGTTAAGAGAGACTCCAACACCGGCTACCGTATGTGGCTCAAACCCACACAGGGTATCGTGGCAGGGTGCAGGGCGGACATTGCAGCCCGTAAGCCCTGGCTGGGGTCTCCGACTTGGGAACGTCTAGAAAGGTACCTCACACATGATTGATTTTTCAAAGGTCGCTAGTAACGCCCTCGTGCGCTTGTGTGACCAGATGGATGACCTGCCCTGGCGCTTTGAGCACCATGACCTCGCTGTCATCGACGTGCCCAACCCCATCACTGTGGCCCACCAAGTAGGACAGTACGAGGTGCGCTACAACGATCATGTCAATCGTGATATGTTCACCATCACGGTTTGCTTCTTCACCACTACTACTGCTACAATCGACTACATCCGACAGGTACTAAAGGAAAGGACCAACAATGGCTAAGCTCTCGATCGACTTCTCGGACGTCAAGGCCCCCTCGTTCAGCACTGTGCATCAGGAGCCCGGCGTGTACAATGCCGAGATCGCTGGTGTGGAGATGACCAAGACCAAGTCAGATGGAACCGACATGCTGGTGTTCGCTATCGTGTCAGGTCCTGGACGCTACCCCTACTACTGCAAGATCGTCCCGAATCAGCTGTGGAAGCTCCGCGAGTTGATTGAAGCTGCGGGTACCAAGGTGCCCAACAAAGTCGTCCAGATCGACCCGGCCAAGTACGTTGGCGCTAAGATCAACGTAGAGCTTGAGGACGACACCTACAATGGCAAGCTGCGTAGCCGTGTGGCACGCGTGGCCCCGTTCTCAGAGCTTGCTCCTAAGCCTAAGGCTGCTGCTGAGCCTGAGGTCGAAGAGGATGAGTTCGGCGAGTTCGACGATATCCTCTGACATAGTCTGGAGCAGGGTCTAGCACCCTGCTCTGGGCATGCTAGAGAGTACGTTCTCACGACAGGTACAGAAGTACATCGAATCTAGAGGTTGGTGGGTTGTAAAATATCACGCCAGCCAGTACACTAAGAAGGGTATTCCGGACCTAATAGCTTGCTTCCGTGGCAGGTTCGTGGGGTTGGAGCTCAAGACAGGCTCATCTTTGAGCCAGTGGCAGATCAAGGTTGGGGCTGATATCATGTCAGCCGGAGGGTATTGGGCGTGTGTCACACCAGATACCTACCAGGAAGAGATAGCTAGGGTTGAGGATGAGGTTCTTCGAGACAATCTGGGAGGGTTGTGATGGGTATTTTTTCATCTGCGGGATCACGTGGCCGAGTCAGGCTTTCAACCCGGGCAAAGCCTTTCGGGTTGTGGACCAACTTGACGAAGCGAAACGCTACGTGCGGGGTCTCGTTGAAGCTGGGCAGGATGTATATTTCACTCCCGGTCTTTTCTCTAAGCCGGAAAGGAGGGCGGAGTTCCTCAAGCCGGGCCCGCTGATCTGGTCTGACGTAGATGATGGCCACACGGAGGGCACTAACCCCCTCGCTGTGTGGACTAGCAGTCCTGGCCACACCCAGGCTATCTGGAGACTGACTGAGACTGTGCCTCAGCCTGATCAGGACAGCCTGTCTAGGGCTGTCAGCCACGTGCTAGGCTGCGACCCTGGAGGCTGGGATGCTACTCAGCTACTGCGTGTACCTGGTACGCCCTCACACAAGCGAGGCTGCCAGGTAGGTCGGCCCACGTACGGGACCACACAGACTCCTGGTGAGCTGGCCTCAGCAGTGTATCGTACACTGGACGGCAGCTCATCGTCTATAGCAGGGCAGCTGCGTGCAAGCAAGGCCCTAGGTGATAGGTCGTCTCAGCTGTATGCGGCTATAGCTAGTATGCTAGAGTGTGGTGTGGAGCCGGAGTTCATCCCCGGCCTGCTTCGCCACACGCCTCTTAATAAATGGGGGTCAGTAGATAAGCTCAAAGCTGAGGTTCAGCGTGTAGCTAGTAAGATAGACCTCACACGGTCTAAAGCTGAGCCTACACTAGAGATAGTTGAAGATTCACCTAGAGAACCTTTGCTACAGATCAGGCCCATAGCTGAGCTAGTAGGCATGCCCGAACCTAGGTGGCGCATAGACGGCCTGGTGGAGGAAGGTGGGTGTGGCTTCATAGCTGCACCGCCTAAGCACTACAAGTCGTGGATCATGCTGGACATGTGTGTTAGCCTAGCTCTAGGTCAGCCAGTGCTAGGGTACGCTCAGACTCACCAGGCGCCGTGCCTGATCGTGGAGGCTGAGGACAGCCTATCACGAGTGTGGTCTCGCTTACAGACTATTCTCCAGTGTAGGTTCCCACACCACGACCCTCGAGGGTACATCACCTACAGGCATGGCGCTCTGGAGCTACACCCACCTGCCTCAGACATACCTCTATATATAGCAGGCAGGCCCGCACAGGGGCTGTCACCCGAGCTAGCTGAAGAGATAGGCGAGACCGTAGAGTCGATGGGCATAGGCCTGGTATGCTATGACACGCTGTCTATGCTGACCACCGAGTCAATCAACGACTCTCAGGCTATGTACGGGCGGATCCTACAGCCCATCAAGGCGGTAGCTCAGGCTACAGGGTGCGCTCAGCTCATAGTGCACCACACACGTAAGGCGAGCAAGGACATGCCCTCCAGTGGAGGTGCGGCACTAGCAGGCAGTGTGGCCCTGCACGCCTGGTCAGATAACAGCATGTACATCACACGACAGGCTGAGTCGTTGAGTATTCAAGTAGAAACTAAGTCGGGGTCACAGGACCTCGTCGTCACCGGGCTAGACACTCCAGGAGAGTGGCAGCCTGAGGTTGTGCAATCGCTCTAAAGTATGGTAAGGTCGTACCATGATCAAAACACAGGGAACAATCCGAGTCGAAACAGTCGAAAACTTCTACGGAGCTAGCGTCGAAGCACTGCTTGAGTGTGGCTACCTCTACACCAGTGAGCTGGGAGACATCTACTGGGATGCCGGTCAGCACACTCCAGTCAACGCCGTCTTCCTCGTAGTGGAGCGGTGAACGGTGTTCACTATTGACGAACTTTACAGGGTATCAGCTACACCTGCACACCTCAAGGTCCTAGACAAGCTTGAGCAGTATGGGTACGACGAGCTGCCGGATGACTTCATGTGGGAGTGGGACCTGTGGGTGTGCCCCCGCTACTGGGCAGTGCAGTACTGCCAGAGGTCCGCAGACAGGTACCTGCCGTGCGGTGAGGCGCTGTACGACCACATGGGTGAGGTCATCGATGACAGTCTCGTAGGAGACCTCATTGATGACCCAGTCAACGCCCTCATGCGTAGATCTGAGTGGGTACTAGACACCCACAGGGCAACTGTGCTAGAGTCAGAAGCGTTCCGCATGATCCCTAGGGATAATGATCTGAAAGAGACAATCACGAAATTGAGGGCTATACCCGGAGTTGAACGCTCACCGCTGGTATACCTGCTAGACGACATGGAGGCAACCCAATGCTAGGATTCAAGCGCGACCCAGAGTACGTAGCAGAGCACGGCATCGACCCAGCTGAGCTACACGACCACGTACTCAACGTGTACGGTGAGGATCTCAGCGAGGCCACACTCAAGCACATGCGCGAAGACATTGAGCACGCTGCTCAGGACAAAGTCACGTGGGACGGTGTGGACATCCCCGACTACCTGGCCACATACTATGATGAACTCAACGAACACATGGAAGACCTTGACTCGATTGGAGACATGCTATGGTGATTGATCCGGAAGCAATGGCAGCACAGCTGCGCTACTACTACCCACACACCACACAAGAGCAGCGCCTGGCGTGTGGTCAAGAAATTGCTCAGGTCTCAGGCCTGTACTGCTGGCCACCTGAGAAGATCATCAAAAGGATCATCAAGAAACACCTAGGCACACGGTGAGAGCCATGGACATGATTGTCGCTATGATGCTGCTGGCCCTGGCCCTTGGACTGACTGTTGGGTATTTCCTCAACGAACGGTGGTAGCCTATGACCCTAGAAAACAAATAACCCCCTACCTAAAGGTAGGGGGTTATTTTATGCCTTAGATCAGGCAGTCACTTCAGGAGCCTCAGCACGGCGAGGGACAGTGGTGTTCAACTCGTTCTTCTGCTCCACAGTAGGGGATGCAATCTTAGCTGCATCGTAGAGGCCACACGCACCAAGCCCCATCAGCAGGTACTTAGCGGCAGCCTGGTAGACAGGATCACCTCCAAGGAAAGTCTGGGCCAGGCCCAGAGCAACGGACAGGACCACAGTAACCGGCATAGCTGCCTTGGCCGGCAGGCCACAACGCTTCAGAAGCTCGACGATAGCGAGCATAGCCGGGACAGTGGCGAGCGTAGTAATATCCATGTGTCTCCTAACTACAGTATCCCTGGGGCTCTCTCAGGGATGATGTACATGTTCTCTTCCCAGGCGATGTCCTTGTGCCACATCACCCCGAAGTTTTGATTCACACCGCACTGCACAGCGAAGTGCAGCTTGGTGTTGTAGGGTGAGAACTCTGTGTCTAGGTGCCTCACCATTTTGTCGTCCACGAACCACCGTATGCAGTCAGGGTAGATACGTACCCCGTACTTGTGCCACTGGCGCGTATCTAGGTCGATCACCTGAGGCCAGTGCTGTGGAGAGCGGTCCTTAGGACTAGGCCAGTGGAGATTCAGCTGAGTCTTGGTCTTGTCAGACTGAGTCTCCATGAAGTTGATCTCGCCCTCAGGCCACCTAGAGTCTTCCTCGGGCCACAGCATAGCTACCATTTCAGTCGTCCAGGACGGTGGGTTCTTGACCCACATAGACCAGTAGCCCTCACCCTTGACGTTGTACAGGGACGCCCATGAACCACACCTCAGGGAGTTATGCAACGCCTTCTCGTGTGTGGCCCCCGCCTCGGTATACATGAGGTATGCTGGACGGTCGAACTGCATCTTGAGTTCGAACGTGCGGCCGTCAGGTAGTAACTTAGTCATGGCCGGGTCGAAGCGACCTAGGGTACCGTGCTCAGGCCGCTGTATACCCCACCCACCGTATGACCTGTAGTCATATAGTAGTTTCTTTTTCAAGTAGTCTTTCATGGGGGTAGTCCCCTGATACTATCTACCAGGGAACCACACCTCCTTTCAGGCTATCGCGATATCAGGCGGTGACACCAGGATCACGAGGAGCCAGGCCCCTCACCAGATCAGCCAGAACTGAGATAGAGTTGCGCAGCTCCTCCATCTGAGCCTGCACCGCGGTGATGCGAGTTTTAGCGTCAGCGATCTCCTGGCGGATCACAACCTGTCCGTTAGAGTCAGCAGCCGGATCCCCAGGCCGGGTGACAGAGGCAGTCTGGGTGGCAGCCTGGTGAGCGTAGTACGCGGCAGTCTGGCAAGCAGCCTGCATGCGGCCGAGGTAAGCCCCGAACTTCTCGTCACCCCAGTTCAGCCCGCCAACGCCCTCGCGTACAGCCTGAATCAAATCAGCTTTGTTCAACTCTGGTCCTTCCGTGCTTGATTGGAATCCTGCCAGTGTGGCCTCCATCAGGCCAATACCTTGTGCACAAGTCACCCACCTGGCAGGGGCTGGGTGATTATCAGAGGCCTTACGGCCGCGGTAGCCTAGGCCGTTGTAGCCCGCGTGGGCTGCAACAACCTGATACTGGCAGGCAGTGTCGCTTGACCCGCCAGAGTCACAGGCTACGTGTATATGGGGCTCGAAACCCTGGCTACGGTACCTAGCCCAGGCCACACCACCGTAACGCCTGGCACAAGCCACAAGCCGCTCGATCTGAGAACTGCTCAGGTGCCAGTCCTGGAAGTCAAATGCCCACCCGTCAGAGTGAGTTCCGGCGCTAGCCTTAGCACCTCCTAGAGCCTGCACTAGGATAACGCTGATATCCGGGTTATCCCTGGCCATGACACGCTTAAACAGCCTGTACCACTTAGCAGGAATCTCAGCAGCATAGGCTTCCTGCCCATTGTATTTAGGGCCCACAGACACACATCCCATTTAACCCTCCTTCCTTGTCTCCACGGCCAGCAGGCGCTGGCCATGTTCTTCTAACCTAGAAGTCAACATGCGCTCGGTGTTAGACACACGGTCGTTAATCTGGGTGATATTGTCATTAAACCGTCCGATCTCCTTATCGTGCCGGTTTAGTACCCCCTTAATTTCCGCCGTTGTAGACGACAGAATCTCTAAATCCGTGTTAGTCTTGTCAGCTTGCTTAAGTAGAATATTCAACTTATCCTGAACCGTATTACCCTCAGCATCAGTTTTATCAAAAACCAGCGCCTCGGTATCGTTTTTCAGGTCAGCAGTAAGGTCCTTTATCTTCTTAAGCGACCCAGACATGGCCTTATATACTTTTACACCGCTGTAACCAACCGCTAAAATACCCGCTAGGATAGCCCCTATAAGGCTACCCATAGTCTCAGGGCTCAACATATCACCTCAACCACAGTACAACAGCAGACACGAAACAACGTCCGCCCGAGTTAGAACTACCGCTGTAAAGCTTAGCCTGGCAATTAACCTCAATCCCCCCTTCACGTGGATCAGGTACAGTGAAGAATGGCCACGAGATATTTGATGGGATAGCCGATGAGCCTAGGAATGACAGGAAGTCAGGGCTATACTGGCCTCTGCACTCGATCCTACCCCAGCATGCAGGCGTGCCGGAGTTAGTGTCGTAGTTAGGCATGATCGACCCGCCCGCTATAACCAGCGCTTTTGTAGCCCAGGACGGGGCCACAACGAACGTAGACACCCCTGTGGTCCAGCTAGTCACCGGAGACCAGTTCAGATTACGGGAATTACCAGCATCAACGGTGATTTGGGACTTAAGGGCCTTGTCACCAATCAGTCCTTCAGCAATCTCAAGGGTGCCATCGAACTTCGCATGACCTTTCACGTGGAACAGAGAGCGGTTATAGACCGCCCCTTCCCCACCAATAGTGGCCGTGAGCTCATTAATACGGCTCTCAAGACCCTCTAGTCGGTTAACAACCTCACGAATACCCTGGTCATTAGACGGCCTATCGACCGTAGTAGGGTCGAAACTCATCAATCCTCCAGTGAAAGCATAGGCTTAATCTTAGTGAGTTCTCCAGATACGGGGTCAGGGTCACATACCCACCCAATTACCCTGGCTTTCCCCTTGAATTGCAGCTCAGGGTTACTAAGATTAGTCATATCAATGTCCACATAGTCGCCCAAAACGAAGTCACGACCTGGCATGAAGTGGTCCAATGTAGTCTCCACACTGATAGACGTTAGCCCGTACTGCTGCTGCTCCTTAGCCGCGTACATATACTGCTGTAGCACAGCGTCATCCACTGACCCAGTGTCTGGTGTCCAGCGCCTTTCGAGCTCTAGCCACCCATACTGAAGGACCTGACCGTTAGATGTGGCGAATTCCTTGCGCTCATCCCCAGACCTATTAGAGACCACACGCCAGATAGTGGCTCCCTTACCGTCAGAGCAGTCCTCAACCTGCTGCCAGGACCCTTGAGATAGCACCGCGGCCCCAGCAGTATCCTTGCCTACACCTCCAAGCCTGTATGCTGTGTGGACCACAATGCCGAGGTGGCCATTAGCGTGTAGTTCCCAGCTAGTAGCGAACTCTGCACCATGCTTAGTCTTCATCAAATTCTGAAGACCCGCCAAGCACGTCATATCCTGGTCAGCACGGTACGTCCTGTCACCCCAATCAAGGGTAGGATCCTCATCCAGACGGCCGTTAAACTGAGCTACCAGACGGTCTAGACCTATCCCTCGAGCAATAGTCGTGTACCGCTGATCCTTGAAAGCGAGCTCAGGGATGTAATTCCTCTTAAGCCACTCTTCGGCAGGCTGTAGAGTCAGCTCCATGGACTCACCTGACCCGTATGTGCGCTTCTCTACCCAGCCAGCCCACAAGACAATATTGTCCTCTATAGCCGCAAGGACAGCACGCATAGGCTGAGTGCCGTCCATCCAGTTAGCAGGCCACCTATCACAAACGGGGAGACTCACAGTCACGGAGTCTCCCCGCCCGATGATAGATGACAGGCTGGATTTTACGGACAGCCCGGGAAGCTCAGTAAGAGGCCTACCGTCGAGAGCCGCAAAAGACTGCCATTTAATCATTAGCCGTTCTCGATCGCTATCCAGTCGAAGTCACAACCACGACCATTCTTGACGAACATCTGAAATTGTGTCGCAGTGACGTTATACGGCTTAGGTGTGTCCCAAGTGAAGTCACCAGAAGCAGACCTTACCGAGGCCACAACACGAGGTGCACTCGAGAAACGCCCTGGCGGGAACTGAATGGTGAACACTGCCGGACCAGCAGAGCTAGCAGTCACCGTACCCGACGCGATAGCAGGGATACGAGGCAGAGTCACCTGAGGGATCACAGTATCCTCGCGCCATGAGCTACCAGTCCACAGCATCACCTTGTTTGTGTCCAGCTCATAGATACGCTGGCCCTTCTGGAGGAACCAGGTTGTTGGCCTTGAGTTGGAGTAGCACGGGATAGTGCCACCAACCGCGCACGTATACTGTCTAGAATCGTAAATCGTGGGGCTACCAGTAGTCGATACGATAACCCGCGCAATCAGCAGAGCTCCAGCGGGTGTAGCAGGTGTGGGGAAGCTAGCCGACGCCACACCTTTGATCATCTCAAACGCAGCCTTGTACTGGTTAGAACCGTCCACAGTACCGTCATACACTTTCAGCACCAGAATATCAGTGCGCGGGTACGACGTATCCTTAGCATACAGAGGCAAGCTAACATCATCGACATTAGCCACACGGTAGCTACCGTTATTCGAGGCCACAGGCGTCACAATAGCCGTACCCGAGCTGACCCGGATCTGGCTACCATTCAAGCTAGGAGTCATACCCGACGTCACACCAGGCCTGCACGCCAGAGGATGGGTGTCATGGACCATAGTAGAGCCCACATCAAGCCGCCTGAATTCCGCGGCATTCACTGAAATATTGCCACCAATAGGTAGCACATTATCAAGAGCCATTATATAGTCACCTGTCTCACAATTACATCAAGATACGCAGTAGGGGAATACACGTCAGACCTGAACCCGATAGTCAATTCACCCCTGCCTAGCTCAGGCCATTCCCTGATGGTAGGGGACGCAGAGGACTGTCCCTGTCTAAGCGACGTGCGGTTAGTCAAATCAATGTCTAGCCACTCATCAGCCTGTAGAGTAAAGTCCCACCTCAGCCGGCCGGCACCACCAGGACCAGAGAAGATCACAGACGGTATCTGCACGTACCCAAATAGCTTCAAAGACACCCTATTGTGGTAGCCCGTGCTCACCGTAACCGAACCATAATTACCCTGCTCCACGAACGAGATAGGATACTTGATCGGGAACTTAATGCCACCAGTAAGATTAGGTAGATACAGCCTATGCTTAGCTGTGTACTGGTCATCTACCTGACCATCAGGAGTCTGGCCGCCACGCCACCACACCGGATCAGGCATGATCAGGGTAGCGCCCCACTCGAACGCTGACCCGTTAGCCATGTAGGTAACATCAAGTACGCTGTCCCTAGCAACGAACGCCGTCTTAGGTCCACGAGGCGTGTTTACCGTCAAGGGCGTAGGGTTGATAGAGGCTATGCTCAGCAGCGTCTCGTGGGCTGCCTCAGCATCCTCCATAGACGTCCCTACATAATACCCCTTAATAGCACCAGACAATGCTCCGTGGAACGCCTTAGTACGCCATATACCGTCATAGCCCACACGCTGGCCACTCTGTGCAACAGCGGGGGCTGAGCCGAGAAGCTTAATCTCGCTGACGACCCAGTCCCCACCGTTGATCACGTGGCCATTCCACGTGATCTCTTTCACATCAACCTCCGTAGCTGCCGGGCAACCTCCTCAGCCGTAGCATAAGGGTCGTTGCTGTAGGCATTAACCGTCATCTTGCTGCCCTGCTGTGTGGCCCCAGCATAAGCAGGCTGCGGGGCATTCAGGCTAGGCTGGAAATTAGACTGAAAATCGCCCATAATATTCTGAGCCGAATCCAGAAGGTAAGGCTGCTCCTTCTTAAGGCTATCCGCGAAGTCACGGATGATAGCCTTACCTGAATGAGTTACGTAGCCCTTACCAGAGAACGGGCCCCATTTAGCCGGAGAGAAAGGCCACAGACCACGCAGCCAGTCCATGCCCTGCTTAACCCAGCCAACTAGTGTATTCCACGCTCCCTGAATACCTCGTAGGAAACCATCCACAAGGGCGCCACCGGAGCGCACCAGCAGATTACCTAGATCACCTAGCGCACCCACGATCTTACCTGGAAGACTCCCAACGAACCCGATAGCCCTACCGCCTAAGTCTGAGGTAGCCCTAAGGAATCCGTTCCATGCGTTGGATGCTGTAGAGGCCAAACTGGAGGCTAGTGAAGATATGCCCCCTATAATCTTACCTGGAAGCTGCCTACACCACTCAATGATTTCTGCGCCCTTACGGACCATGCCATTAAGGAATCCACCGAACCAGTCGGCGGCTCTATCAACAAGTTGGTTTAGCCCAGAGAGCCACTCCATAATCTTGCCAGGCAGCGAGGCTACCCACTCCCCCACAGAAGCTATCCAGCCAGGTATATAACCCAGGAACTGCACAAACCCCTCAATGAGGTTAGCGTTGATACCCATAGAGAAAGCGAGAATCTCTAGACCAATCTGGCCTAAAGCAGCCAGGCCGTCAAGGATCATCTGGGGTAGGCCAGCGAAGAATTCGGAAATCTGCTGTCCCGCTCCAGTGAGCCCTTCCATAAACCACTGGCCGATGCCTGTTGCGAACTCAGACAAGCCCCTGACGAAGTCCTCCCAGAGACCCTTAGCTCCTTCAACAGTGGCATTCCACACGCCACCAATAAAGTCGGAGACAGCCTGCCAGTTGACAATCAGCAGGACCAGGCCAGCAGCCAGCGCAGCTATACCGACCACAATCCACGTGATTGGGCTAGCCAGAAGCGCTGCCGTCGACGCCCAGATACCAGCCACCCAAGTGACGAATGCGGGTATCAGAAGACTAGCGATAGCTGCACCTAGTGCTCCAAACGCCCAGGTGTTCTCCTTCAGCCAGTTACCCATATCCTGGAGGGTAGGGGCGATAGCTGAAAGAGTATCTGCAAGGGCACTGAACACAGCAGACCCTAGAGGTTCTAGAGCAAGCTGGGCGTTATTCTGAACGATCTGCCACTTCTCAGCGAAGTCAGATGTCTCACCGGCCACACCGAGAATAGTGTCATCAGTAGCGCCGATGGACTTCATCATGTCCTCAGCGCCGATCTTGCCCTGCTTCAACGCCTCAACGAACTGAGTAGCTCCCCTGGTACCAAACAGCTTACTAGCTAGTTTAAGAGCGGCAGCTTCATTGCCTGTCTGGATATAGCTACCGATCTCGCCAGTAACCCTCTTAAACGCTTCCTTAGGCTCCTCACCGGACTTAGCCAGAGTAGTGAGACCCTTAGTCATAGAGGTCATGATCTGGCTTGAATTAAGCCCCGCCTTATCGAAGGCACCGATCATTGCTGCTGTATCTTGGAACCCGAACCCAAGAGCTTTCATTGTGGGTGCTGCTTGAGCCGTCTTCTGAGCTAGGTCATTGAAACCTAAACCAGTAGCCTGGCTGACCCGGAACAGATCATCCATAGCTCCAGGAATCTGCTTAGCCTCAAGACCAAAAGCACTAAACGCTGCTGTGGTCTTGCTAATATCAACATCCTGGCCTAGCAACCGACCAGCCTCAAGAACCTGCTTAGCCACAGTCTCGAGGTCCTCGCCAGTCAGACCTAGCCTGGTATTCAGGTCAGCGACAACTGGGGCGATCTTTGAGAACTCCGCTGGCGTAGTAGAGCCCACACGCTTGGCAACTTCGACCAGACCGTCTAGGACCTCACCAGTGGCGCCAGTACCTGTGCGGATAGTATCAGTGACCTCGTCGAAAGTCTCGCCAACTTTGTAGAGGGCAGCGCCAATACCAGCAGCCATACCAGCACCTATAGCCGCTAGCGAGCTTCCTTTCAGACCCTCAGCAAACCTAGTAGATAGCCTAGCGCCACCCTCCTTGCCAGCTTTATCAGAAGCCTCAGTTACAGCACCAGTAATCTCTCCGACAATAGCTTCCTTGTTGCCTTTCATAGAAGGCACTAGCTGATAATAACCTGTGGCTAGCTCAACAGAAGCCATTAACTATCCCACCAATCATTGAACTCGGAAACGGGTATAGGCTCGAAGCCAAACGACTTCTCACCTTCCTGTTTCTCGTTAGGCCGTCTAATAGGTTTAGGGGGAGGCTCATTAGACCTACCGGCTCTCTGCCAGTTAGCCCCAGCGAGGGCATCATAGATATTAGCTAGCATGTAACCGTCTGTGGTCCACACATACCCGAGATCCTTAGCTAAAGGACCCCCTGGCTCAGCATGGCTGACTATAGCTTGAAGGTCCCGCCAGGTCAGCTCATCTGTGCCAACCTGACGGGACCTCAAACCTAGCCCAATGAGCTCACGCTCTAGGGCTAGTGGGTGATTATGCCACACACCCACTAGCCCCACTATTCCCCCATACTAATTTCGGAATGCTCTTTCCACGCCTCCATCAGCGCCACAAACATATCGTCGTCGAGCTTATCCGTAATGCCCGGAACGTAGTGCTCAAGAAGCTCGAGCTGGAAGTCAAGCAGATCAGAAGTCTGCTTGCTAGTGGGTTTCTTGCCACGCTCCTGCTGAGCCTGAATAGCCCCAGCTAGATCACCCATACGCTTACGGATACCCACAGGCAGCTTCTGGAGCGATGGCAACTCATGAGTAACTTTAGACCCCGGCATACGGAACTTGAAATTGTCCGTAGCCTTAGGGCCGTCAAGCTGGAATACCTTACTCACTGACCAAGCACCCCATCGTCAGTGGCGATGTACAAAGAGTTACCATTCTTGTCAGGGTAACACGTCAGGGTCACCGGCAACTTGATAGCGTCATTTGCAGCGAACGTAATGTCGTCAGCCTCAGTCACCTGACCATCAGGTACCCAGATGACAATCTTCGCGTCGCCGTCCTTCATGCGGAAAGCCCAGCTCTTATGAGGCAGCTCGTCAGCACGAAGCTTAGCCACAAGGCGGTTACCGTGAGTAACATTGTTTTTCTCGAAGGTAACGTTGTTGTCTCCGAAGAAGTTCTTCATAGCGCCCTGGCTCACTTCGAGGTGAGACCACTTAAGCGTACCTGAGAACTCACTCAGGATCTTCTTAACGATAGCCTGCGACCAGTCCTTAATATCGTTAGTTGAACGCTTAACTGACAGAGTCAGCCCATCATCCCCAACATAACCAGAGTCAGTCATCTTGAGAGTAGTCAGATCAAGATTGAACAGGTCAGTAGGAAGCTCAGCCACCAGAGTAGTCGTAGACAGGATAGCTCCAGTCACTGACTGATCCGGACGACCTGCAAGTACGTTCTTGTTATTAACAGCCATTAATTAACTCCTGCTAGAATTACGCGGAATGTAAAAGTATATCGAGATATCCATGACCCACCAGAGGACTGACCAGAATCAGGATCATGATAAGGGTAGGCCACAATGTCTATCTTATGGCAAGGGTATTTACCCATATGCCCGTAGTAAGGCCGCTCTTCAATCCAGTTAAGACATTTAGCAGCCAGGTCGAAAGCACCCTGCATATCAGTATTATCTTTGCCCCAGCACGTCACAGTCAGCTGATGGCGAGTCCTGCGAGGGTCCAATCTCGAGCCAGAACTAGTAGCCTTGACCACACACTGTCTCTCGCCGAGGTGCATGGCCTGCCCTCTGACCGGTACCCCTTGTAGGTGAGCCCTCAGCCCCATGATCAGCGCGGTTTCGGCGTCGGGGAACTCAGCAACATAATTACCCATTACTGCGTGTAACTCCCAAACGCGCTAGTCAACGTTTTGTCTACAGCCTCAGACCTAGCCCCGAAATAGCTAGCCGGCCGTACCGTAGCCCTGGCTCGAGTCTTACCCACATACCCAGACCACTCGAAGGCGTCATCACGTCCGGCATTACCATTAGCCTGATCACAGATATTCTGAGCCATGGTATTCAAAACACCAGTTACCTCATCGGACTTAAGCATAGCCTGGAAACCCTCATCGTGGAATTCTAGTTTCTCCAAGCCAGGCATCAGTCAACCGCCCTAAGCTTAATAACCTGGTGGCTAAGACCAAGGTAATCATAAGACCACACACCGGGAATGCCGTCTACCTTATAGACAGGCACCTTCTTGCTGAACCAGATATTCGGATCAGCTGTGTGGTCCCAACTAAGGATGACCAGGTCCTTAGCCTGCACAGACGCAGTCAGAGGGGCATACACGGTGTACGCCCACTGGCCATCACCCTGCCTATCCCCAGCTAGCTCAGTAGCACTAGGCTGCTGTATAGAGCAGCCCTGGATAGTGAACTCTTTAGCCACCTGATCCTGAATCAGATTACCGCGGTCGTCGTACTTATCCTGTAGGCGAGCTACCCAGATATAACCATTAGTAAGGAAAGGGAAGCTCAAGGACGATACACCAGCCTAAAACCATCAAGTGCCTGCTTAGCATAAGCGCTCAATCGAATACCCCCGCCAGGAACTTCAAACGTACTCGATACTGAGCCCACGGCAGCTTGATTGATACCCACCGGTGCAGTCCTGGAAGCTACAATAATCGACGCCATAACTACCTCCACGGTAGCTGGCAGCTCACTATAACCGTGAGTCATAGTAGCCTGTATAGCCCCCATAGCAGCAGGCAGTGGATCACTCAGCCTGCACATACCTGCTTCAGACCATTCCTGGACCACGCGCTCGTGACCGAGGTACTCAATCGTAGGCTCATCCTGAAGCATCAGTGTGGGCAGCTTAATAAAGCGTCCACCCTTATGATCTACCCGCTTAGTCTCCGTGATAAGCGGGTAAATATGCCATTCGCAGAATTCCCTAATAAGTCCGGAAGCCTGCCTAATAAGAATAGGGGTAAGGGGGTCATCATTTTTGATG